AGGAAGCACAGTCAGGAGCTTGTCCTAAAGGTAGCTTGCTCTATGCTTATTTTATGTCTAAGCCTTGCTTAACAACTGTTAGTCGTCATGGTCATCTCATGTCAATGGGAGGTGTTGTTCCATCAGGTAAAGATATTGGTCGTATATGGTTGCTAGGATCTCAATCAATGTTTGACGACTCTATTGATAAAAGATGGTTCTTAAGAAGCTCAAAAAAAACATTAGCTGAAATGCAGAAGCTATATCCTTTATTATTCAATATGGTTGATGCTCGGAATGAAGTCCATGTAAAATGGATTGCATGGTTAGGTTTTACCTTTATCAAAAAACATCTAAACTGGGGGCCAGAGAGTCGAATGTTTTATGAGTTCGTGAGGATCTAAGTATGTGCCCTCCTGCTGTCATTGTTGGTGTTATTTCTGCTGGTCTTGGATTCATCCAAAATCAACAGATGATAAAGGCACAAAATAGAGCAATAGAAGTACAGAATCAAAATGCCAGAGCACAGTTTGATGTAGCAAAATTACAGACAGAAGCAAATAGATTTAGAGAAAGACAACAGTATCAATCTCAAGAATTAGCAAATGATACAAGTGAGTTCTTAGCTGATAGAGCATTTGAGAAAGAAACACAATCTATTAATCTTCAGATAGCTCAAGCACAGGAAGAAGCAGCAATTAAGAAACGAGAGAAAAAACTAGAAGCAACTAAAGCAAAAGGAGAAATACTTGCGACAGGAAAAGGAGGAATAAATATTATTAATTTACTAGCTGATGTCGATTCGCAATATGGTCAGTTTGACTGGGCTGTTAATAGGAATCTTGCGTTTACAGGTTCTATTGCAGCACAAGATAAAAGCAGTGCAAATATTAGAAGAGCAAGTAGATTGGCTCAACTCAATCCTTATATAGAACGAACGTATATAGATCCTGCACGACCAATAGATCAACCGAAGATGAAGATGAATACAGGACTGGCATTGCTAAGTGCTGGACTACAAGGAGCTAGTACAGGTATGAATTGGAGTAGCAGTATGTCTGGAGCTGGGTATACCTGGGGTGGATGGACATCTACAGGTGGAAATCCTGCGGGGTATTACAAACCTCCTGTCAAATAGGTTAATTAACTATGGCAAAGTACACACACGGAAAAACCAAAGGGACTTCTGATCGCAAGAGTTCTAGAAGACTTTCATCTCTTAGTGGAACTACAAATCCAATTAAAGAATATAACATCAAGCATGGTGCTGGTGCTGTACCTCAATTCAAAACTATTACAAGTGATTATTACGAGTCTCAACCACTAGCTGTTCCTGGACCAGTTCAAATACCTGACGCACCAGAGATACCTGATGACAGCCAAAATCTTAGAAATTTAGCAACAGCACTTGGTGATGTAAATACGAAATTAAATCAGTTCATTCCTGGTTTCTGGGATTTTCAAGAGTCTATGGATAAAGCTGCTAGAGAAGAAGCAGAAAGACAAGCAGTTCAAAACGATGCTAATAGTCGTTTAAATCAAGCAAAAGATACTCTCGAAAGAAAAGGAGCAACTGATCCAGATGCTAAAGCTGCTTATGGAATATTCGCTTCAATGGATCAAAGAGTAGAAAGAGAATTAAGTGTCGTAACTGCTAGGAATAAAGGATTAACTTCTATCGGTAATTTAAATGAGTATGCATTACAGATATATAATGAGTCTTTGAACGATCCAACAAGAATAGATAAAGACTCAGGAGCTGTTGTTCCTTTAAATCCAAGTACACAAGAATTTACCAATTTACTTTTAAACAAATTAAAAACAGATATTGATAATCCTCAAGCTTACTTAGAGTTACAAGAGACAGCTCAAGCAGCAATTATAAATGCAAGAGCAAATGTCGCTAAGATTCATGCAGATTATAAAGATACAACATCAGTTAATACTTTAAAATTGAATCTTGGAAATACTATTTTAACTGCAAAATCTGCATCAGATCAAACATTATCGACTTTAAATTTTACTGATAACTTTAATCATTTCAGATTAAAATCAGGATCATCTATTAGTAATTATCAAACATATACCGAGCCATTAAAACTTTTAGAACTAATAGCAGATGCCACAGTTAGTCATTCAAATAGAACTGACCTTGCTGAGATATCAGATAAAACTTTAACGATGTTGTTAAATACAAGACTAGGTGCAGGTGAGGGGCAATTATTATCTGAGATGCTTGGAGGGGAAGAAGTCTTAAAAAAATGGTGGGAAACTGCTATTAGTACTTCTAGGAACGAAGCTTATAGGCAGAATGATTTAGCTCGTATAACTCAAGCCGAAGATCAGGCTGATGCCATTGCTCTTAAATTTATTGGAATGGCAAGAGATGCTGATTTGACGGTAGATGGTATTCAAGAATTTGGGACTCATACTACTTACAACATTAAGATAGATGGAGAAATAGTTCCTTACCAAGTAAAAAATCCTCCGAATGCTACTAATTTACAAGGTATTATTTCTAAATTTAGACAAGAAACGAAAAATGCTTATAAAATCTTTGATACAGGAGCAGAAATTTTAGCTTATCAAAATCAATTAAATGATCAATTACAGGGTTGGTTAAGAACTGTAGGAATAGAAGACCAAAATGCAAATGAGGCAAGCTTACGAGAGCTAATAAGATCAGGAATTAATCCAGCTAAAACTGAGGCTTTAATTCTTCATTTTGCGAAGGAAGGATGGATTACAACAGATCAAAAGACTCTTTTACTACAAAATTCCACACAGCAGAGGCAACTAGAAACGCAAAGAACTAACTTTGAAATAACGATGAAAGAGCCATATAAAAATATAGAATTAAAATTAACAACTCTATTCCAACAACTTGATGATGATAATGATCTTGAACCAGAGAAATGGACTATTGAAAATCAAACATTATTTAGAAGTGAAATTAACAATTTTAAACAAAAAGCAGAGACGATCTTTAATTCATTAAATGATGATACCTATGCAGAAAGAATTGAAAAAATAAAAATTGAAGAAAAAAATCTTCTTAAGAAAATTGATGAGTATATAGAACAAGCAAAGAATGGTGAAAATCCTTATGAAGTTCAAAATCAAAATGAATTTCAAAATAGAATTTCAGGAACAACAAACAATGAGACTGACGATAAAAATAATATTACAGAAAGCAATTTACTTGAGACGAATAATACAGGTAAAGAAATCACAACAACTCCAGAAGTTATTTCAAAAGAAGCTTACGCTCTTCTTTCCTATGAAGAGCAAAGGAAATATGAACCTGTACCAAGGACAGGAAAAGACAGACTTGAACCAGGTGGCGGTTATATTAAAGAATATAAACTTATAGAATCGGAAAGAATTTTAATCAGTAATGATCCTAATAAATATTCAGACAAGACACTTAAAGATTATTTTAAAATTAACAAGATAAAAGGAGGTAGAGGAGATGATCGACAAAATATAGCGTTAAGACAAGAAATTTTAACAACTGCTATCTACAATCAAACAGAATTAATAGAGCAAGCAAATAGATTAGAACAATTACTTGAATATTTTCCTGAAGGAATTAATGAAAAAGAGTGGAATAAATTACCCTACAATCTTAATACGAGACAGAAGATATACAGAGAGATAGATTTCAAATCAATTCAGACACTTCTTAGACGGACAAAATTAACTCCTAGACAATTTTTTGAAACCCAAATGCATCTTCATGGTTTAGAGATACCAACAGAATTATTTGACAAACTTTTCCCTGAATCAAAATGGCAAAGTATTCAGGTACAGAATCAAAGTAATTCAGAAAAGTTACAAAGTTCTAGTCCTTTTAGTGTAGATAATCTTTACAACCAAGAAATAGCACAAGTAGCCTCAACAGATTTGAAGGGAATTTTAAAAGAAGAAGTAATACCACCTCGGATAGATCCATCTGAAAATCCAGATTTATATCCAGACGGTATAGAAACAGGTAGCTATGTATTACCTAAAGATGTAACTGACGATAAAGAATTTGTATTAGCAGTTGAGAAACTATCTACTGAATTAGATATACCAGTTAATTATTTATGGGCAGTAATGGGATTTGAAACAGGTGGTACTTATGATCCTGGGCAATACAATATAGGAAAAGACGGAACTAAAGAATCAGGTTCAGGTGCTGTTGGACTAATTCAATTCATGCCAGCGACTCTAAAAGAATGGGGAGTAACAACTGAAGAAGCAGCTAACATGACAAGAGTAGAACAACTTGAATTAGTTGCTAAACATCTAAGGAGATGGACAAGACCAGGAGATGACTTTAGAGATGTTTATATGTCGATTCTTTTTCCAGTAGCAGCAGGGAAACCCAATGATTATGTTCTATTTACTAAGGGAACAAAAGAAAAGCCAAACGCTAGATACGATCAAAACATTGGCTTAGATAAAAATGGAGATGGAATAATAACAAAAGAAGAAGCAGCTAGTTCAATACTTCAATACTTACCTCCTTTACCAGTGAAAGAAGTGCCTAAGGAGCAAGATTCCAGTACCATAAGCGAAAGGTCTAATATCGCATAGAAACGAATGCCTTACGTAACGGTTACTGATCCTAAAACTGGTGAGAAACGCACTGTATGGAAAGATCAAGCATCTTTAAAACCAGGTGAATATACTTTAGCTGTTGAATCAGAGAAAGGATTTTTAGATGCTAATGAAGAAGATAACTTCCTTGTAGGAACTGCAAAAGCCGTTCCTCGCATGTTTATCAATGCAGGAATTAATGCTGTTCAAGAAGGTAGTGACACGATTAGAGATATTGGTGGAGCTTTCGGTATAGGTGAAGGAACCACAAGAGCTGAACCTGATAAACCTATTCTTGGTTTTGGTGACTGGAAACCTGAAACACTAGATAGTAGTGGTGTTGTTGAAGATATTGGAACAGGCATTCTCCAATTTGGATTGGAATGGGTTCTTCTTGCTAAAGGTTTAAAAGGTGCAAACTTAGCTTTAAAAGCAACTTCTTTAGGAAAACCATTAACCACGATAGGAGCTAAAGCAAAAAATATACAAGCAGGAGCTATTGCATTAGCTGGTAAATCACCTATTGCTCCAAAAGCAGCACAGTCTTTAACTAAGTTTGGATCAAAAGTTTTAACTGAAACTAGTCCTAGAGCAGCTGTTATTGATTTTGCTGGCTTTGACCAATACGAAGGTCGTCTTTACGACTTAGTAACTGAAGCTGATAAATGGGATGTCATCGAAAAGATTCCTCTTTTAAAGATATTGGAAACTAATCCTGAAGATGAAGGATTACAAGGTCGTGCTAAGAATGCACTTGAAGGATTTTTTATAGATCTTGGAATAGGTGGTGTTATTAGTGCTCGTTCAGTATTAAAAATCAGGAAGGCAAAGAGACTTGCGAAAGAACTTGCAGAGACACCAAAAGGATCAGCAGAATATAATGAGTTACTTCCTAAAGTTATTCAGCAAGGAGAAGAATTAGAAAAGATACCAGAGATAAAGAGAGCACTTACAGAACAACAGAAAGAAGCAAGAGTAGATAGAGCAGCTTTCGATAAAGGATTAGCACATCTACCACCAGCGGAAAGAGATCGACTCTGGAAACTACAAAGAATAAAAAGAGGCTTAGTTGTAGAACAACCTGAGTTTTATCATGGCACTCCTAATTCAATAGCAGCAAAAATCCAGAAAGAAGGATTCAAAGAATCTGATGGTTTATATGGCCCTGGTATTTATATAACAAGTAAGAAAACTGCTGCTACTAACTGGGGCGGTAGTTCAATGATGGCAGATATTAACTATGAAGATTTTGTAGATTTAGGAGATTTTCCAAAAGGAAATAACAAAGCGATTGATGCTCTTTATTCACAAGCAAGAACTTTAAGAGGACAAGGACAAAATGTATTAGTAAAAAATCATCCTCAATGGGGTGATCTGGCTATTGTCGGAAAAGATCTTGCAGATCAAAAATTCACTTCTTCCATAATTAAAGAGAAGAAAGGAGTTCCGAATGTAACACTAAAAGGTGAGAGCTTTAGCGAACAGATTGATGATCTTATACGACAACAAAATGAATTAGGCCCAGAGCCACCTAAGCCAGCTAAAGGAAAAAGTATTGTTAATGGGAAACAGACTGAAGAATATAAAACTTGGATGAGATGGAATAGAAGAAAGAAAGCTTTAGATGCAAAAGGAGCAGAACTAGACGAGCTTTACAAAGCTTCAGGTGAAGCAGAAAGAGAGATGTTTACTGATCTAGGCCCAGAGAATGAAACATTTATTGATCCTACAGGTAAGACTAATGAAGAGATGGCTAATGAAATCTATGAACAACTTCATGGAGATGCAGCAAGACAAAGAGATTTACGAGAAGAAGGAATCCACATGGAAGGTGGTGGTTGGGTTGATGCAGATGGTAATCCCGCTGGCCCAGAGAAAGTAGCAGAGATACAAGCAGCACAAGCAGCTTTTAAAGAAAGAGTAGAAACACTTGCAAATTTATTAGAAAGAGGAGATTTACCTTATTTCAGAAGAAAGACTTCTATGAGGAAGAAAGGAGTAGATGAATGGGGTGACAATGTATATGACTACAAACAAGACATAGTAAGAGATGATGATATAGCTATTGCTTTAATTAATGGTAAAAGTTTCTCTGAAATTATTGATGGTTTAAAAGCAAACAATCCCAGAAATGCTGGGCTAGGAGAGGGGAAAGTATCTCTAAGTCACCATAGAGGTGCAGACAATATAAAAGAAGCACTACGAGCACATATAGGTAAACAAGACCTTGATGTTGAAGATGTAAGAACTATCGAAAAGTTTATAGATATGATTGGAGATAGTATGTTTGATGATGTAGCTTTCAGTTTCTTTCAAAAAATAAAAGCCCAGGGTCGTTTTAATTTTGCAAATAAATTACTAGAAATAAATTCAAGAATCATAGGAGAAGGGACTTTTACTCGAACAATGGTTCACGAACTATGGCACTCATTGTCTCGATACCTTCCAGAAAAAGATCTTATAGCTTATACCAAAGAATTTGAAAAAGCAAAGACAAATTATGTAAAAAAATTAGAAACAAGAGTACAAGATTTTGGAGAAGAACTTAAAGTTCAGAATGACTTTGTAGAAAAACATAAATCAAAATTAAATGATATTCAAACTAAAGTTGATGAGCTATTAGTAAAACAAGCAAAAGGAAAACTTACAAGAAAAGAAGGAAAACGATTGGCAGCATTAAGTGATGCCGTCAGACTGATTACTGAATTTGATACGGAAGTAATAGCATGGGGAAAACTAAGGAGAGAATTAGACAATTTTAAAGAAGGTAAGTTTACTGAAGAAAATTATAGATTCAGTGAAGTTGATGAATACTTTGCAGAGATGTTGACAGATCAACTCTTCCTAAAACATTGGAAGAAAGCAGACCTTGCTCCTAGTGGAACATTTACAAGAATGATTCAAGAGATCGGATTAGTATTTAAAGACTTATGGATTAATTTAAAAGCTCAGCTTGGTGGGCCTCGTACAGAAAAAATCTTCAATGATTTCTTGAAAGGAAGAAATACTGAAAAACTTAGAGAATATTCTTTTGATATAGCAAGTAAACCTGAGGATCTTGCAGCTTATAAAGAACAGTGGCGTACTTTAGCTGGAGATATCCTTGAGGGAGCTGATGTTCGTAGGGTTGTTAGTCCAGATGAACCTTTAGTACAAATTTTATATAGAGATCTACTAGCGACAAGAGAGAAATATATGCCTTACACAAGGAAAGGTAGGCCAGAAATTCCAGATCCTTGGTCTGATTCTCCTAGAGATATGGGAGATCTTCCAGAAGATGTCCTTCGTAGTGTCAGAGATGTAGTTGAAGGGAAAAAACCATTATTAGAATCTGCTGGTATGTGGGATATAGAACAGGACGTAACGAAACTAAGATCACCTTTAAAACCAGGTGGAAAAGGTAATCGTTATTATTCTGCTGCTAGTGAAGAAGGTTCAGATTTTGAAATAATTTTAAATGCAATCAGCAAAAGATGGGATCGAGTCGAATTAACAGGGATGGAATCTTTAAGTGGTAGAGAGATTGCTCAAGAACTTGAATCAATCTTCCGTAGAGAAGGTATGAATCTTGAAGAGATTTTATATGATGAAAAAATCATAGGTGCTACAGAAGTATTCCGAAACAATAGAGAGAATATAACTAATCTAATAAAACTAAAATTTGCTCTTAATTTCTCTTCTGAACAAGCTGCTAAATGGGCAACAGAATCATTTAATGCAATGCATAATCCTCGTATTGATAGGAATAAGGCAATAATTGAAATGCATAGAAATTTAAATACAGCATTACAGTTTGCTCAGGTATATGAAATATGGACAAGACATGCTGGACAGTTACTTCAAGCAGCTCAAACACAAGTTAATGCTCAAGGTATATCTGAAACATTAAAGAGACAAGATTTAGGATTCGATAATGCTGCTGCTATTGCTGAAGCTGCAAAAATGCCAGCTGATATTGTTTTTCAAAATCTTCCTCCTGAATATTTAGATGCTGTAAGAACAGGTAACTGGACACCTAAATCTGAATCTTTCTTGTTTGAAATTCAGGGTAAAATAATGGATACAGATACAGCACATGGATTAAAAAGTATCCAAGATTTACTTGGTAAACCAGATGCAAAAGAAGGAATTAAGAAGTCTAAAAAGATAGATAATTACGAGAAGAAAACTAAAGGTTTAGCTGTTTATTATATCAACAACATATTAAGTGGAGCTAAAACCTGGGCAGTACAGCTTTCTGGTTTAGGACGGACACTAATTGAACCTACTGCTATGGCAGTTACTAGTGGAAATTACAAAATAGCGACACTGCAATATGACTACATGGTTAGAACTTTCTATGGCTCTTTAAAATTAGGTCAGAAATCATGGCTAACAGGTCAAGCTTTATATGATCCAAAAATAAGAACAGGTGCATGGTCTGTAGACCTGGCAGGAGATTTAGATATGAATAGTGCTTACGCAAAAAATCGAGCTTACCAATTAGATGATATTCATCCTTCTTACGATTTAAATAAAACTCCTTTCTTCTTAAAGGAGATGACAAATAATCCTGCTTATCATGCCGCTAATGTTCTATGGAAATTAGGTACTTGGAATATTAGAGGTCAAGCAGCTATGGATACTTTTATAAAAAGTTTAGCTGGTAATTCTTTCATCCATGCTATTGGAGTAGAAGAAGGATTAACTCAAGGAGCTGCTAAAGGATTAAAAGGTAAAAGACTAAAACAATATGCAGAAGAATGGGCTGATGGAAAGATCGAGTTTTACACCTTTGATGCTGTTATTAACGGAGAAACAATTGCTGATGCAGTTATGAAAGATGAGTCTGCAATCCAAATAGGAAGAATACTTACATTTACTGATGAGGTAAGAGCAAAAATGCCAACTAGAAGCAAGAAATATGGAATGGAGCTGGCTAGACAAAGAGGAATGACAGACCCTGCGGAAATAGAAGAATTTGCAAGACGTTATAGAAACGGAGAATTGGAAGGTGCTCAAAAACTATGGAACAACTTTACGAGATCAGCTGATGGAATAGTACAAAGAGCTGACAACCTAGAAAAACTTCCAGATGTAGGAGGTTTAACTCCCACACTTACTTCATCTTGGTCACAAGTACCTCAGTTCTGGGGAAAAATGCAATCAGCAAGGCATGGTTATCTTGCAAGCTTTATTCAGCCTTTTAATAGATCTCCTGGTGATATCACAAAGCAATGGGTCAGAATGATTCCAGGTTTAAATATGACAGTCGATACTTTCTATCGAGATCTTTTCAACGAAAATGCTTATTTAAAAAACAGATGGAAAGCAGAAATTGCAATAGGTACATCAGCTTCTGCTTTATTTGCAACAACTGTTTTACATAATGATGAATTTCCCATTGAGTTTACAGGATATGGTCCGAACGGTGCTCAAATGAGAAAAGAATGGTCAGACGCAGAAAGACCTCCATTGTCTTGGAGAACAAGAAGAAGAGATACAGATGGGAATTGGGTATATGGGCAATGGCATAGCTATAGAGGTTTTGAACCAGCAGCAACATTCATCGCAGGATTAGCAGATTACAAAATGCTATATGCAGATATGTCTGAAATAGATAGAGATAATTTAGTTGGAGGATTCTCTGCCTCTATAGCAGCACAAGTGATGTTAGGTAGATTTAATGCTACTTATTACAAGGGTATTGTTGAATTTATAGATGCTGTTGCTGATGTAATACCATTTACAAATGGTGGCTTTATGAGGAGAGAAAAAGAACCATCAGAAAGGAATAAATTAGCAAGATATGTGCAAAGATTCATTACTAATTTTATACCTGAATCAAGTCGAATGAGAGAAGTAAGTAGAGCAATGGATAGATATAAGAGAACAATTGATTCCTCTGTTAATCCAATTGAAGCTTTTAAATTTGCAGATGAAGGACTAGTCAAAGCAAGAGATGGAAGCGGAAGTATTGTTTATCTTGAAAAAGCAGATGCGAACCTAGAAGAAGGAAATCCATTTATGACATGGATAGCTGGTTTCTGGAGACAACAAATAGACGAAATCAAAAACACAATTCCAGGCTTTTCAGAAGAGCTTCCTGAAAGAATAAATTGGATCACTGGATTACCTATTCGGAATGCAGGTTTCTTAGGAAGTAATCAACTTCCTTACGATGATGCTCCTTGGTTGTCACGATTAACAGGAGCTTATTTTGGAACTTTATTTGGTGCAGTTAGTGAATTTGGATTTGGACCAAAAGGACATGTATTTGATCCTAGAACTGCTAAACAAAAAGCAAATGGAACAATAACTAAAGAATATATGGCAGCTTTAGTTAATGATGAAATGATTAAAATCTCCAGAGCTGGAGGGACTTTTCCACCACCAAGACCAACTGACTTTGGTAAAGGAATTAGATTAAGTGCACCAGCATTTAGGAAATATAAGGAATATATTTATACAGTTGAAATAGGTGGCCAAACATTATTAGAAGCTATATACAGCAGAATGAAAAGTAAGAGTTATCAACAATTCGATTATGTTATTCATCCTACAAAAGATACAAGAGGTAAAAAAGGATTTGTAAAAGCAGATTATATTCAAGAAATAATAACTCTATACAAAAACAAAGCAAAAGATCACTTCAGAAGAGATATAAACAATAAATATAGAATGGAGGTAATCCTCATTGAAAGACAGATAGAGGCAACTGAAACGAAAATCGAGGAACAAAAGAGAGATCTCTTTTACGGAGGAAGCAGTAATATAGATTTAAATGCAGAACAATTCTCAGCTCAACTCAATCAGTAGCTAAACCATGCCTTACGCTTTTGATACTTATTCAGGGAACGGTTCGTTAACTGATTTCAACATCTCCTTCCCTTACATTAACGAAGACCATGTAAAGGTTTACGTTAATTATACGCAGACCTCTTTCACCTTTGAACCAAATAAATCTACTGCTCGTCTAGCGAGTGCTCCTGCTAATGGAGCTGTTGTAGAAGTTAGAAGGATTACACCTCTTGCTAATGTTCTTGTCGACTATGCAGATGGATCAACTCTTACAGCTGGAGATTTAGATACTAATAACCTCCAACACCTATATATAGAACAAGAATTAGATGATATTCAAAACAAAGCTGTTGCTTTATCTCCTACTACTGGTCTTGCCACAGCTAACAATAGAAGAATAACAGAAGTAGCAGATCCAACAGCAGCACAGGATGCAGCGACAAAGAACTATGTAGATACAACAAGGCAACCAGTAGATGCTGAACTAACAGAACTCGCAACAATGAGTTCAGGTACAGCTTCTTCTCTAGCTGATCTGACTAATACAGAAGTCCAGATCTTAGATGGAGCAACAGTTACTACTACTGAATTAAATCTCCTTGATGGAGTGACTGCTACGACAACAGAGATCAACTATGTCGATGGTGTTACTTCTAATGTTCAGACACAGCTAAATGCAAAGCAGCCACTAGATGCAGAGCTAACTGAGCTTGCAACAATGGCAAGTGATACAGCTAGTTCTTTAGCAGACCTAACAGCAGCAGAAGTTCAAGCATTAGATGGTGTTACTGCTAGTACTGCTGAGTTAAATATTCTTGATGGTGTTACATCTACAACTGCTGAAATTAACAAGCTTGATGGCGTTACGGCTTCAACGTCTGAACTAAATCTTCTTGATGGAGTGACGGCTACAACAGCAGAAATTAATCTAATAGATGGAGTAACAGCTACGACTGCTGAACTTAATTATGTAGATGGAGTCACTTCTAATGTTCAGACTCAGTTAGATGCGAAGCAACCACTTGATTCAGAACTAACAACTCTTGCTGGGATGCAAGGTGGTACTGCTTCCATACTGGCTTCAGGTACTGCTTTAGGAGCTACTACAGCAGAGATCAATAGTGTCTGCGAAAATAGAGCTGCTGAAACAACTATCACAAATGATGACGCAAAGATTCCTACGTCTGGAGCTGTTGTTGATTATGTCGCTGCACAGATCGCACCTTTAGGTGGATTGGAAGTTGTAGCAACTGAGGTTGCTTTCCCTAATACACAGCCTTCATCTGGTGTAGTTATTTCGATTAGTGATGCAGGTGGAGTTGTGGTTAATGGATCAGGAGTTAGTACAACAGGTAGGACAGTTGGTGGTACAACAGTAACTATTAATGGATTCCCTTCTAGTCTCCATAGCGAAACTCTAGCTGCTGGTGTTGGCTTAATGGTCAGCTCTACTGGCTCTAGTCAGATTTATAACTACCATAAAATCCTTGGAAAAGAAGATGATATTAAACAGTTATCAGATGATATTAATGACTTTGCTGAAAGATACAGAGTA